TATATTCGAAGATATTTATTATGAACGAATAGAAGCAAAACGTACTGGTCAAAAGATTAAGAACCTGTTTTTAAAGATCGTGCTTAATTCTCCTACTGGAAAAATGCAGCAGGAGGTGAGTTGGATGTATGATCCGTTCAATGTTTTTAAGATTAGAATAAACGGTCAGCTAATTCTTTTAATGCTCGTAGACAGGCTTTTAGAGCTTGGATGCGAAATCATTCAGGTTAACACTGATGGCGTCGTCTACAGGGCTAAAAACAACCTTAAAGAGGGTATAGAGAGAGCCATCTCAGAGGTAGAACAGATTACACAACTTGGTTTTGAAGTAGATGAGTACGAAGCATTCTATCAATACGCTATCAATGACTACTTTGGGGTATTGAAAAGCGGAGAGATAGAAGAAAAAGGTATGTTTATTACAAAAACAAAGCTTGGAAAGGGACTAGCACCAGTAGTCATTCCAAAAGCTGTAATAAATTACTTTGTCCACAAAATTCCAGTGACAGAAACTATTGAGAAGGATAAAGATATCCGTGATTTCTTAATGTCACAAGCTGTAGATAAGAAATTTAAAGTTGTACACGGTGATAAACCTGTACAACGTATCAATAGATTTTATGCAAGCACAGATGGTTCATATCTGTATAAAAGACTTTATGTGCAAAAAGATAAAGTTGGAAAGCCTGTAGTTGATCCTTGGGGTTATACTTCAGGAACATATCCAGAATATGAAGACCATAATATGTTAACAAAATCAGGAGTAACAATCCTGAATAAGTTTGATGATATACCGATAGAGAATCGAAAGATTAATTATCGTTACTATATCAGTGAAGCCAAAAAGATAATTGCTGACTTTACTGAACAACAACTAGAATTATTTTAGTAATACACTTAGAACCCAAGAGTCAATAGTATGATTATTGAAGTAAATACAAAGATTTTGGATGAAAATCCAGAATTAAACGCAAATCAATTATTGTTTCTGAGTATTGTATTGGATAAGAATCAGCCTAAATATCAAGACGTCCGCAAGATTGTCAGCCTAATCAGCGACGACGAAATACAATACTTACTCGACCAACATTTGGTCACTTCGATAGGGAGAGGTGATTCAGTTACATATGAACCATCAGAGAAGTTATTACAACAAGTTACTCTTAAAAAAGAGTATTTTGACCTTTTCTATGATATGTATCCTGTGTATGTTGTGAGAGCAGATGGAAGTAAATCTTATCTGCGTGCAAACGTAAATAAGTGCAGACATTTCTTCAATACTAAATGTGGAAAGAGTTCCGCAATGGCCGAGCACCTTATTAAGTGTCTCGACTATGAGGTATCTAAACGCATGAGAGAAGGTTCCTTAAGCTATATGATGACCATGTGGAACTGGTTAACACGTAACCAATGGGAAGCTGTAGAAGATGAAATGAACGATAACTCAAAAGTATCAGTAAACTCTTATGGAACAGAACTTATCTAATGTACGTCCGATGAGTGTTGTAGCCCAAGAGGCTATCAACTACGTTAGAGGAAGAAGAGAACATAATATTGTATCTCTTAAAACTAGGTGGGGAAAGTTTAATAAGCAGTGTATGGGAGGTATTGAACCTAATACTGTTATTACCATAGCTGGTATATCTGGAAGTGGAAAGAGCTCGTTTGTAAACGAGTTAACTACCGACATAATTGATTTGAATCCAACTGAAGACATAGTTATTCTAAACTTCTCATTAGAGATGGTTGGATTTAGGCAAGTTGGAAGAACGTTATCGAATAAACTTCGAATAACTACTTCTACCTTGTATAGTTCAGAAATGGACCTGGACGACGAGACATTTAAACGCGTCGTTGCAGTATCTAATCAACTGAAAGAGTATCCTATCTATTTCGTAGATAATCCTACTACTCCTTCAGAGGTAGAACGAACTATTAAATCTTTCTATGAGTCACATATAAAGGGTTCTAAGAAACACTTTATTATTGTATACGATCACACGTTGCTGACAAAACAAGTAGGTTCTGTAATAGAAACTACATCTGAACTCGAAAGAGTATTCATCCAAGCCAAAAAGCTTCCGATGACGTCAGTTATACAGATCGCTCAGATGAATAGAAATATTGAGTCTTCAGAGAGGATAAACAACCCATTGAGTCATTACCCAATGAGAAGTGATTTATCGTCATCTGATGCAATGTTCCAAGCAAGCGATTATGTCCTTGTGATGCATAGACCAGAGATATTGAACATCCAAGAGTACGGTCCAAACCGTTTACCTACACAAAATAAGGTGTACATGCACATGTTGAAAAACAGAGATGCAGGAAAGCCTTGTATTCTTGAATTCGAGAACGATTTGATGTACAACAATCTGGTTGAAAGTTAATGCGCAGGTGGCTAGTATTAACTTAAAAAATAGGCTGAATTATGATTACAACATACACTTTTGGTAAGAAGAACAACAATAATAGTATTCCCTTTTCAACTAGTAGCAAACCCAACTATTCTAAGATTCTTGACGATCTTATTATTGCTGATGTAATTAAGAAGAATAGTTATCTGTTTAATAACAGTAAGAAGAATGATGAGGACTCTGCCCTCTTCAAGGATCTTCTGGGCAAGAAGTATGATACTAAGCTTGACAACGCTATTAATTTTCTTGCCAATTATAAAACGTATAAGAAGAGTTACTCTATTCCGTATATCTACGGTAAGATGTATACTCTGAGTGATGGTACCCCCATTGTATTCTACGAGGATGAGATTCAGATAGGTTTCGATTCATATAAGTATACCGATTTCTCTGATTTCAACTTCCTGAAGTCATTGAGTACCAATACCAAGAAGACTATTATTAATATCTACACAAATGGTGCAGCTAATATTAACATTAATCTTCTTTAATCATTAGAACTATAAGTCAATATGATAACATTACCAACTCAAAAAGTTCCTGCAACTTCGACTAATCCGCAGTATTTGGTTTTATACGGCTTACCTAAAGCTGGTAAGACCAGTGCTGTAGCTCAGTTGGAGAATAATCTCATCATAGACCTTGAAGGCGGATCTAAGTTCATTGATGCGCTAGCTGTTCAGGCACGTACCAT